AAGATAACTAGTACGAGAGGAACTGCACCCGACTCGGCAACTCGCTCACCATCAAAGCAAGCTTCGATAAGCTCGCTTATCTCACTTGGCGAGCCGATTTCAAGTGACAAGTCTGTCATGAGATTGTCATGTAGCCGACTTGCCGTCATCTACGGCTCTGATACCATGCTGTCATGGCAGACTCCAAGCCCCAGCGTGAGCATCTGCCCACCGTGGATCTGACCGAGCTACGCCGGAAGGAAGCCGAGCGGACGGTCTTCCGAGCCAAGCTCAATGCCTACACCCAACGGCTGCGGCTCTATGAGGAGAAATGGGACATGCGCGTTGACTTTATGGACAGTGAGTGATAGAACCGGGGCATGGCTGATATTATCACGACTCCCGAGGAACAGCGGGTAGTCTCCAAGCGTGGGCGGGTAGTCTCCAAGCGTGGGCTGGACATCACCAAGGTGGAATGGGTCATCGGTAGGGAGCAGGAGAAAGACCTGGCCCTCATCCACCGCATTGACCAGATCCAGGTCTTCTGCGATCTGCCCGACGAAGAGAAGCGGCAGTACAACTACAAGCGCAAGCCCAGCGATCCGCCGATCCTCCAGAGCATCTGGGAAGCCCACCGGCAATATACCTCCAACAAGGAAGGCGAGCCTGTGGTAGCCCTCAAGTGGTTTGAGAAGATGACCGATCTACTGATCAAGGCTCAGAAGCTCAGGCAGGACGCTATGGACCGCATGTTCATCTGGAAGAAGGTTGCCGAGGAACGGCAGGACCGTAAGGAGCCGCACTTGACTGACGAGGATCTGGCGAAGATCGCGGAGACGGCATGACGCCTTTGCAGTCCTCTTGGCTCGTCAGCCTGGTTGCCAACGGTGAGGAAGTCATCTTGCCACCACCAACGGCAAGCGTCTGCGCTATACCGGGGTGCCGCAGCATGTGGTGCAGGCTTTACAGGTGGCAGGCTCACCGGGGCGGATCTGGCGGGAACTCCTGCGCGGTCGGTATAACGAGAGCGTCATCCGATGAATGAGAAGGAAGCCCTCAAGGTGCTGGCTGGGAAGGAGAAAGCCGACCCGCTGACGCTCAAAGAGGCTGCGCGTGTAGTGCTGGAGGCTCGCAGGCAGCGTGATCCGCTGGTGCAGTTCCAGCCAGGGCCGACGCAGGAAGCCTTTCTAGCGAGCCGTACACGCTATAAGCTGCTCTCAAGCGCCAACCGTGGGGGGAAGACCACCAGCATCGCCATTAAGATCGCCAGGTGCGCTCTCCGCAAGGATCCCGTCTGGTCAGTCCCCAAGGACGTGAACGGACTCTACTGCATTTTTGCTCCCCGGCGCGACCAGATCGTAGACCCGTGGTTCAAGAAGCTCTGTGAGGGGTCGGAACTGCGCGGCCCGTGTGAGAATGAGCCGATGATCCCCAAGCGGGAGATCAAGAAGGTCTATTATACCCACGGCGGTGGCAAGCCGATGCCCAAGGTGATCGAACTGAACAACGGTCATCGCATCTGGTTCGGCGTATCCGGTGACAAACACGCATGGGAAGGGCTGGAGGGCAAGGGCATGGTCCTGGGGATTGCGCTGGATGAGTCCGCTGGCACTCAGAACCTCATTGATGAGTGTATGGTGCGCCTCCTAGACGCCCATTCGCATCCGGCCATCAAGGCATCCTGTGGCGGCGGCTGGCTGGATTGGGGCGCTACCGAAACCAAGCTCAATGACGCTTTCACCAACTTCCGCGCCAAGTGCGAGGACGAGACTTTCAACGACTACGCAGCCTTCTGGATCAAGCCTGACGAGAATCCGGCTATCGATCCCGAGGAACGGGCAAAGTACGCCCAGGTACTCAGCGAAGACGCCTTCCGCGCACGCATGGAGGGTGAGGGTGGCGCACATGAGGCACTGTTGGTTTACCCACAGTACGACGACGCGCACCACTGGTGCGACGAACCATATGAAGTGACGGATGAGGACACGATCTATGTGGGCTATGACCCCGGCAGCAATGTGTCTGGTCTGGTATTCGTCGCGTACAATGAGCGCCAGCCCCGAGTCGGTCATGTATTCGCTGCCAAAGAGCTTCGCCGTACCACTCTTGCGGCGGAAGCGGAGTGTATTCGCCGCACGACCCTTGGACGGAGGATTGAATGGATGGCCTACGACCAAGCGGCCCGTAAGGTCGAGAAGTCCAGTGGATCCACGGTGCTTTGGCAGATGATGGACGAGATGAAGAAGCGCCAGATGACGCCGCGCTCTGGGTATTTCAAGGGTAGGTCGAACTATAAGGACAGTGTGCCGGTAGTGCGCCTCGCCCTCAATGACCGGCGCATCATTCTCCACAAGGGCAGTGAGTGTTTACGGGCGCAGTTCAAGTCACATCGCTTCACGGAGCGGTCTGGTGAACTCAAAGAGGACAACATCCAGAAAGGAAACGATCACGTTATAGATAGTTTCCGGTATCTCTATAGCACTGCCCCGTACTGGAAGAAGCGTGAGCGGAATCCTGCCCGTGTCAAGGACGATGGTCTAGAAATCTCCTACTCACAGGACAAGTCTACCCTGACCGATGAGGATTGGAACATTGCCGAGCAGATGAAGCGTTCGCGCCTCTACGCTGCTGGCAAACTCCCCGGTTGGTAACGCTCTTGCGCGTGTCACACGCTCTGGTATCCTACCACTATGCCCCGTCGTGACTACGGATGCCCTGACTGCGCTGACAAGGATCTCACGATTGAGTCCTTGATGGCTGAGTTAGCGGCTGCCAAAGCCAATGCTGTGCGTTATGAGCATGAATGCCATGCCCTGCGCCGGGAGATACAAGCATTGCGACAGGACCGGGGCGCTTCGACGGAAAGGTACTCCCGCCCATGACACAAAACAACATCGCTACGGAGCGCATTGAGCGCACCGGCAACCTTCTCAAGACTTGGCTCCCGTTGCCGACGATTGCCGCTATTGCGCTGACTACCGGCCCGATGTTGATATGGGTGGTCAATCAGTCCCGTGATATCCAAGACGCTGCCCGTGTGGCAAGCGAAGCCAAGGTGCAGGTTCAACAGCAGCACGCAGATATCGCTGCTCTGCGTCTCAAGGAAGTGGAAGTCCTGACCAAGTTGGCAGGCATTGAAGCGCAGTTAGCCGAAATCAAACTCATCATTCTGAGGAAACCGCAGTGAGAGCCATCCTTCTCATCGTTGGCATCGCATTCCTCGTGGTCGCACTCACTGGGTGCGGATCGGAGGTACGACCTCCAACCCCAGAACCCGGCCCCGTGGGCATCGCCGCCACCTTCAACGACATCGGTAATACCCTTGCCTGGACGGGAGGCATCAGCGCAGCCGCAGGCGTGGCAGTCTGGCTCATCTCGCTTGCATACCCGCCCCTCGCTCCATTCGCCGCCATCTTCCGCTTCGCCGCCATCGGTGGAGCCGGTGTCACCGGAACCGGAGCAGCCGCCATCTGGCTCTCTGATAACCTGTGGACCCTGGCGCTTGGAGTTGTGGCAAGCCTTGGCGCTGTGCTATGGTGGTATTGGCCTGCTGTACGCCGCGCTCTTGACGCTCGTTTGGCGGACCCGCTGCGCTTGCAACCGGTGAATCACACACTATCATAGGAACAACCATGGCGACTATTCCCTATACGCAGCTTTCCGTCCCGACCTGGCTAGGCCAGCAGGGCGTTACCATCGTCCAGTGGGCGAATGTCGGCAACGCTGATACCTGCACCCCGCTACCCCTTGGCGCGCATGCTGACCGTAGCGTGCAAGTTACCGGCACCTTTGATGGCGCATCGGTCAAGATCGATGGGACGAACGATGCCTCGCTCGCTTACTTCCCGCTGACTGATCCGCAGGGCAACGCCATTTCCATCTCCGCATTCCCGGCTGGGTACACGGCTGCTGGTGAAGCCATCTCTGAGGCTACGCAGTTCATCAAGCCGGTGGTGTCCGGTGGGACTGCGCCGTCGCTCACGATTACGCTCTACGTCCGAAAGGTTATCAAGTGATCGACATTCCCAAGTCCCTGCTGCCGTTGGCGAATGCCGCTCAGGCGCTTGCCGATCTGGTTGCTATCGCCCAGAAGTCCAACTCGCTGGAACAGGTTGAGGCTGAACATAAGGTGCGCCTTGCCAAACTGGTTGACGAAGAGAGTGCGGCTGAATCCGCTATCGCCGCTGCCAAGACCGAAGTGGCGAATGCCAAGTCCAGTGCCGCTGCGCTGATCGCCAAGGCTCAGGCTGACGCGGCTGCTACTGCCGCCAAGATCGTGGCTGACGCTGAGAAGATCAAGGACGCTGCTGTGGATGCCGCCAAGGCTGCCAAGACAAAGGAGAACGCTGCCGAAGCCGCCGAGAAAAAGGCTCTGGAAGGCATCAAGTCGGCGGAAGCCAAGATCGCCGCTCTGGGCAAGGAACTGGCTGAAGCTCAAGTCGCCATAGCGAAGCACGAAGCCATTAAGAAGGTTTTGGGTTAAACCGTGGCGGATAACGTTGCCGTCACTCCCGGTGCCGGTGCATCCATCGCCACCGATGATGTGGGTGGCGTACAGTACCAGCGTGTCAAACTTGACGCCGGTGCCGATGGCGTTGCGTCACCCGTTGTAGCTGGGTCTGGTCTTCCAACTGCGCCAGAGGGCGCTGCGATCAACTACCAGCCCGGCTACCATCCCGCCAGTGAAGGCGGCGGCGCAGTGGCTACCGACCCCAGCGGAAACCTTGTCACGCGCAGCCAGATCCTGACCGACGAAGGCAGCTTCCGCGCCAACTTTTCCGGCGCGTCCATCAGTATCAGCATCGGCACATGCACGTTCACGAACGGCAGCGCCACCGTCGCCGGCACCGCGCTCGACACCTACGACATCCATTCTGGCGATTATGTAAAGCTTGGCGCTGACGCCGAGACAGCGTGGATGCAAGTCGAGACATTCGACAGCCCGACGCAGTTGACCTTGGTCAGCACCTACACCGGCACGGGCGGGACCGGAGCGTCTGTCTGCGCCATCGTTAAACCTGTCGTCGGCACAGGCGGAACAATCAGCGCATCCAGCGGTCAGGCCACCATCGCCTGCGGCACCACCGCCGCCGTCACGCACGAGCTTGAGCGCGATGTGGACTACGGCCCGTTGCTGTTCCAGACCGGCTTGTCAGTCAGCCAGCGCATCGCAAATCAGGATATCTATGTCGGCCTGTACGACGAGGAACATGCGGCCACGCCGTACTACTACGCCTGGTTTAGAATCAGCGGCACTACTGACACAACCGTCATATGCGAGTCTGGTCAGAAGCGTGACGGCGCGCCCAGCGGCGGCGAACTAGAAACAACTACCATCACGCTGCCAAATGGAGCGACAACCGCCACGGCACGCCGCTGGCGCATCGAGGTAATGCTGGCGAAGTTGCGCTTCTATGTCGATGGTGTGCTTGTTGCCGAGCATTACAAGGCAATGCCGCGCCCGATGGATTTGCTGACTGCCACTGTTCGCTGTGTGAACGGAACGACTCCGGCGACCAACACGAACATCATTGTCGATTACATCACGACAAAGAACTTCAACAGCGTCGATGTGACGATCCCCGGCGAGACTGAAGGCGTTATCGCCAACTCCGCCCCGCTGGACGCCTTCACCTACAGCGTGGCCGGTGCCATCGCCATCAATACCACGTTGCAGACGTTTGACTGCCGCCAGTATCGCAGCGTGATGTTGCAATGCACATCAATGGGGACATCTGGCGTTGTGACGGCGCAGTGGTGCGACGAGCCGACATTCACCACGCCGATCACGGCAACGCTGTTTAGCGAAGCGGGAGCATCCAGCACCACGTTCAACGCCGCTGTCAAACGCTACACAAACGTGATTGCCCGTTATCTGCGCCTGCGCCTGACCACTGGTGCGTCTGGTGGCACGACCACAATCTATACGCATTTCAATCAGCAGCCGATGCAGCAGTGGCTTGCCACACAGCCGGTATCTGGGTCGGTAACGGCAACCGGCATCGCTGGCCCTGCTGCCCACGACGCAGCCGTCAGCGGCAACCCTGTACGCATCGCTGGCCGCGCTCTGACCGCCGCCTATACCACGGTAGCAACCGGCGACACTGCCGACTTCATCACCACGCTGCAAGGAGTGCAGATCCAGAAGCCGTGGCAGATTCCCGAGCTTGAGTATGGACTTGGCGACCGCATTACCGCCAGCACGACCGCCACGCAGATCCGCCCAGCGACCGCTTCTCTACAGAACTACGCCACAGCGATCTCCATCGGCACCGATACGCTGGGCGCGGCTGGTGACATCCAACTGCGCAGCACACCTGTTGCCAGCACAACCGCAACGATTGCGTCAAATATCCTGGTCATGGCGGCGACCTACGGCTGGAAGGTGGGCGATCTGGTCTATGTGACCGCATCGACCGTGACCGGCCTGACCGCTGCAAACTACTATTATATCCTGACGGTATCTGGCGCGAACCTGACATTCTCAGCTACCCGTGGCGGCAGCACGCTGGCAATCAGCGGCACGACCGTATCGGCTACGCTGGCAAAGGTCCTCTGGCGTCACAAGCTCCAGACCGCATCGCTGCCGTTGACCTATATCCCGTTCACGAACCCCGTCAGTGGCGGCATCAACCTGGCGATTGAGGTATGCACGCCTGTGTCGCTGAGTAGCGGACAGGTTGACTTCCATGTTAGCGGATACTTAGCGCCGTAGCATGCTGATATTCTTTTGGTTTCAGCCTGGTGGTGACCCTCCAGTAGCATCCGATGGGGGCTGGTTTATACATTGCCGTCGCCGCCGCCGCATGTAAAGTGAGTCACACACCATGAACGACAAAGACCCGCGCAGTTCTATCCTTCTGAGCATGATCGACGAGGCCAAGAAAGCCAAGTCGGACTTCATGGAAGTCGGCAAGGAAATCAGCCAGTTTGCGTACAGCAAGGACCACAACTTCCAGTACGAAGGAATGGCTGGCATTGCCGATGTCACCTGGAAGGCCAAGGTTGCCAAGACCGCCGAATACCTTGAGACTATCGGACCGGCGCTGTACCAGAACAACCCGGACCGCCGCGTGATCCCCAAGCCATGGTCCACGGATATCCAGAAGGCGCGTGCCGGGATCATGCAGGACTATCTGAACTTCCTGCCGCCCGAGACGGACCTTGCTGGGCATAGCCGCCGCGCTATCAATGACGCCCTGACCTGGGGCGCTGGTGTGGTGTGGACGGGCTACAACCCGCAGAAGAAGTGCATTCAGTCGGTGCATGACAGTATCGACAACCTCCTGCTAGATCCCACGGCATCGACCATTGAGGAACTTCAGTGGTGCGCTCGCAAGCGTTGCAAGCCAATCTGGCAGGTGCTTTCCAAGTACCCGAAGGCAGCGCAGCAGCTTGGTAGCTACAAGGGTAGCGACTACGCCGGTAGCGTGAACAAAGTCACTTACTACGAGGTCTATTGCAAGGCTGGCCTGCACAACTTCAACGGTGGCGCGTCTGTCTCCAAGGATGAGGATGGCATCGGCTACACCTCCGACGAGCCGATGAAGTATGTGGTCACTGAAGACGGCAAGGTGCTGGACGAATCCGAGTGGGAGATCCCGTTCCATCTGGATGATAAGTGGCCGTTCTCATTCATTGGCTTCCGCTTCAAGCCTGGCTGCATCTGGCCCGTATCCCCGCTGGAAACCGGGCTTCCGTTCCAGAAGGCTATCAACTTCGCATACACGTTCTTCATGGAGAAAGTGCGCGTATCCAGCAAGGATGTCATCGCCTTTGCCAAGATCCTTGGTGATAGCCTGACGGCGCAGGACAAGGCGCGGATCAAGAATGGGTTTGGCACGCAGTTGGTGGAGT